TGATCCGGTTGGTACGTATTCGATCTTTACTTCAGCCCCGGATCTATCGGGTGTACCTAACAACGTTGTTACGTCTGCGGTAAGGTTTGATCCGTTGTCTGTTACGTCTGCGGCGGGGGTAAACAGACTAAACCGATCATCAAAGTATTCCCATACCCCTGTGAACCCCGCCCCCGGTGTATTAAGGATCAGATCAATCTGATCCCATTGGATCTGATCATGTCCGATAAACAAAAGGTCCCCTACTTCAAGGCTAGCCCAAGGGCTAAAGAAGCTACTACCGGTGTTAGCTTCAGTAGCGTAGTTAGCAGTAAACGCCATTAGAACCCAAGTAAGGCTAGCTTCAGATTGGAAGCCGGGGGATCCGCTACCCGGAACACGAACTACCCTAACGTTGTCCGTATCGATCACTTCCACTACCCGGAATTCCCCGCCGTTTGATCCTATTCCAGCGGGGATAAAAAGGTGTCTAGCTTCGTCTGTACCAATTACAAAGCTATCCCCGCTTGTACGGGTAAAGATATCCGGGGATCCGGTGTCTACTTGCCCCGCCCCTGTCTTCACCTTTTCCAAGCCGAAGACGTAGCTAACCTGATCTGTTCTATCTAGATCGATCCCGTCTTCTTCCAAAACTTCGTAAGCGATCGGCGGTACACTATCGGTTGAAAACTCCGCTAACTCCGGTATGAACGCTGTAAGGTCTAGCGTTGTAACTTCGCTTAGCGTTAACACTACGTCTGCTTTAGCCGGAGTAGCTGAAGCAAGCTCTACACCGATCAACCGAAGAAGGCGCTTAGCGCTTTCAAGCAAACTAGAAGAAGCTAACAGTAGCTCCGTAGCGATCACGTCTGCTCTACAGTTATTCAAGTGGCCTACTAGGGCCAGTGATCGCATAAACTGAACGTGTAGTTCGTATTCGTTTTCGTCGGTAAGCCCGATCTCTTCCCGCTTACGCCTAAGCTGTAACAGTAGCTCGCGTAGAATATCGGGATAGTAGAAACCGCTCCAATCAACGTCGGGGACGGTTATAAGCGTCATTAGTTCACCTTCCTTAGCCTTCTGGTATACGATGTATAGCGCCCTAAGCTATCCCTTTGTCGATCTTTATCATGCTAGCGAGCATGATCTGATCGGTTTGTCAGTTTCAGATTAGACAAGCTGTTATTTGCTTTGTTACCACGTTTTTTGTGATGGATTATTTCATTAGGCTTTAGTTTTCGCCCTAGCGCTTTCTCTACTACTAAACGGTGTTCCTGTCTAAATTCACCGTTAACGTTAATCCAAACGTAACCGTTCTTATCAGTAAACTTACCGCCCTTCCAATGTAACGCGTCTTCACCTGACAAGTAATCACGTTTGGCGTTACGTTCTTTAGTGGCTTCTAATTCTTCTTTTGATTTATGGCCTAATATAAAATGCCCTTTGTATTTTCGCTTCTTCATGTAGCTAGGAAAAGTAGCATAGCGCTTCACTTCAACCAAAGATCCACAACCGCAAGAACAAGGAACTACCTTTACTACAGCTTCTAGGTAGCGCTGTTGTGGACATTCGGTTATTAGCGTCATAGCTAAACCTTCCTTTATGGGGTAGGGATCGGTACTTCAACTTCTACCCGTTCTTGTGTTTCAAGATCGCGGTAGCGTACTACCATATACTTATCAGCTTCAGATTGAAAAAACTCGATATCATCGGCGGGGTTGTCTAACCGCGCTAGCTGATCGCGTTCGAAGCTTTCAAACATACGCTCTACCCTTGGGCGTATGTCGCCTTCCGATTCAGCGTCATTAATAGCGAAGATCATAAATTCGCCTAGTCCAAGATCTTGGAACGGGTTATCCGATTCCCCTTCACCGAAGGCGAGCATCAATAGCTGTCTAATGTATTCGTTGCCGCTAATCTTAACAAGCCTACCGTTACGGATCTTAGCGGGTATGGTTGCCCCTTGCGCCATTGCGTTACCCCGTCTTCACTTTCAAAGAAGTAAACGCGGGAACCCCCGCAGTAGTGTAAGCACCTATCCCGGTTATCAACGCGGTTTGTGCTGCTTCAAAAGCCGTCTGTGTAAGCGTTACCGGAATCCACGGAAGACCGCTACTAGCAAAACTCTTCCATTCGGCTTGAATAGCCTTAAGCGTAGTTTGGTAAGTAAGCCATAGCGCGTAAAGCAAACCTACTTGAACGTTAAACGTAGTACCCTTGATTATAAAGTCTGTAGCTACGTCTGATAGATCCGTTAGTGGGCTATTCAAATGGTTCTTAGCGGTAGCCTTCAATTCAACGTTAACCGTTTCTACCAGAAACTTAACAGCGGCTTTTATTTCTACGTTGCTATTCTTCAACAGCTTAATGTAATCCGCTGTCTTCCCGTTCCATAGCCATACGTCCCCCGTCTTATCGTCAAACATCAGGGTATGCCCCGCCTTAGTTTGCATACCATGGCGGTAAGGGTGATTAGTTTGGAAGTCTTGCGGTATAGGGTTTTCTTCGTCCCAAACAACGCCTATGTAACGTACTAAGTGGGCAAATTCTACTAGGTCCAAACCTTCAGGTAGTAACACCTTAACCTTTTGTTCAGGTTCCGGTGTACCGTAAAACGAAGGCGGGAATACGGGTTCGATCCATTCCGGGTATTCTTGCCCTTCCATATCCTGAAGAGCAACCTTGATCCGGTTTGTCTTAGCCGGATCTTTGTTGCTCGTTACGATCGCGTCTTGTATTTCAAACGTCATAGTCATTAGCTGATCACCTTTCCGGCTTTGCTTACCGTCTTCCGCTTCCGCCTTGCTACGCTCTTAGGTTTGGTAACTACCCTTTGCGTTAGCACCTTGTGTGCTAGGAATTCGCAGACAAACGGGGATCCGGGGATCATAGTTTTCTTAACTTGTGTTAGCCGGTAAATCCCGTCTATCCGTTTTGACATACCTTGGAATATGTGGAATTGGCGGGGCCTAAGCGTTTCAATACCTACAACCCTACCCTTAAGGATCATAAGATCCCGTTCCCGTTCCTTCAACCAATGCTTAACGAACGTTTCAGCGTCCCCCCTAGATCTAAACGGCTTGTCTGAAAACGCTTCTACGGTTTGACCGAAAGCGGTAAAGCGAACCCTAGCGCCCTTAGCCATAGTCTTCTTAACTTCAAGGTCCCCCGGCTTAGCCGAAGTTAGCTTTACGTTTTCTGATTTGGTTTGATCGATTACTTGGGTTAGCTCTATAGCTCGCTTCCGCCGATCGAAGTATAAAACTTCTACGTCTGTAGATTGTTCGTCTACTGCGAATTCGGGTTGAGCTTCTATTAGGCTTCCGTCTAACCCATTATATGTAAATTCGTAGATCGGTTGTCCGGTGTCTAACCGCTTCTTGAAGTTAACTACGAATTGTTTTTTTGAAAGGTCATAGTCTAGCCAAAGATCAAAACGGTTGATCGCTGCTAGACGTTTTAGGAATTGCCAATCTGTAGTATCTGCACTTTGTACCCTAGTAGGTAGAAAGCTTTTCTTAACCGTCTTACCGCCAGCGGCCCTAACCGTTACCCTGCTATGTTTCTTGTGCTCCGTTGGATCCGTCTTAGAAGCGTAGCCGTATTTAGTAGCTACCTGCTTAACGATCATTTCATCAGAAAGATTGCGGTAGGCTACTTTCCGCTTATTACCAGCCTTCGGCTTATTGCCGATCGTCATCCTATGCCTAGCGTCATAGGCTTTTATTTCAAAGCTACCCGTTCCTTCGGGGGTGAAGTTTGGTAACCAGCTTACGATCTCCGATCGCCCCTGGAATTGTCTAACCCCGCCGTAGCCCATAAAGAGATCGATATAGTTTCCTTCTTGGAAAGCCTTACTATCAAGAACCGCATTCCAGTTAACGCCATACCCTAGCTTTATTTCGGGTTGGTTTATTACCATGATAGTAAGCATAGACGACATATCTTCGTCTTCTTCATAGGTGACACTTTGGATTAGTGGTCTTACAGCTTCAAACAGTTGCGTAGCTGGCCCCGCGTCTTTACCGCTAATGGACAAATCAAAATCAGGGGCTAGATCATCACCTAATGAAGTGAACCTAGAATCTACCCGCTTAGCCATTTAGATAACCGCCGTCTTCCTGCTACGCCTTCCCAATAGCGCTAACCATGAAGTTAAAACTATTTCGTCTTCTAGGTTGAACGCATGGAAGCTAGGCTCTACTACCTCTTTCAGAATGATCGACCTAGCAGGGATCTTGATCTTAGCCCCAACCGGTGGCGTTAACGCCATAGCTTCACGATCAAGGTTCGTACCAGTAGCGCTAGCGATCCGCTTACGAAGGCGATCACCGTATAGCGGTTGTCCATAGTAGCGTTTAGCTATCGCTTCGTAACTTGCTTCCGTTGCCTTCACAACTAAGAAGTAGCTTTCTTTTGCTGGCTTCGTTGGATCGATCTGCGTTTGGCTGAAGGGCCGGTAGCGCTTGATAGAAAAATTGATCGTAACTAGTCTAGGTTCAAAGTCACTACGAAGCGGGGCTATATCGTGGTCTACCGATTCAATCAAAACGGTTTCGCTAAGGGCCAGCCCGTAAGTGAAGATACACACCGGGAGCCTACCTAGGCTTTCGTCTTTGATCGCTAGGTTTTCAAATTCCCGCAACTTGCTAAGGATCGATTGTGTGGAGTCTTCAGCAAAAAGAACAGTAGTAAAAGTGATCGCCTTAGTCTTGCCCCTAGTCCATTGGGTAATAGGATCCTGAAAGCCGAACCTTTCTTGCTCGGATATTACGCCCCCTACTTCTACATTTACCCCGTCTTCCCCAATCGGGTAGGGCGGGATTAGAAGCTTACCCGTATCAAGATTCTTGATAGACCATCCCGGTGTTTCTTTGCTTGCCATTTATCCGGCCCTTTCCTGAAGCTTATTACCAGCGGGGCGTTTAACGCCCCTACGCTTATCCGATTCACCCTTAGCCTTGCTTGTACCCTTACCTACTTCCCTACCGTCTAGGTTAACCTTAACTTCGATCTTTGCGTCTTGGATCGCTTTGATTTTTGCGGATAGCTCTTTAATAAGAACGTCTGCGTTTACTCCTAGATCCTTAGCTTGCTGTCTAGCAGTCCGTTCAAATGCAGCGGTTAGGGCTTCCCGTCCCCCGCCCTTCGTATCTACTTTTGTAATACCGCCCCTAGCCATAGCTTCAAACCTAGCCGCTTTTTCTTTTAAAGCGCCGGGGGCTTGTCTAATATTGCTAAGAATATGTTTACCCCTTTCGACCTGTTGTAAAGCTGTCTTAACCCCGCCTACGTCTTTGTCCCAAAACCCCTTACTGATCTTATCGCTAAGCCCAAACGTCTGATCAAGTAACGTACCCAAGGCAAAGCCAGCGGCCCCCGCCGCACCTACTAGCCCAAGCTTACCAATCCCAAAAGCTTTTATAGCCCCGCCTACCCCTTTAGCTAAACCTAGTAGCTTACCGCCTAAGCCTTTTGCCCCGGTTCCAATACGGCTTAGAACCCCCGACCCCTTCGTCGTCTTAGTTGTATCTGTACCTAAGCCAGATCCAAACCCGCCCCCGGCTTCGTCAAAGTTGACTACTCTTACCGGTTGCGCGGTTATCTTTTCCGCTGCACTAACAGCCCCGGTTAGCTTCTTCAAACTACCGGGTAGCACCTTAGCTAGCCTAGGAAACTTTGTCCCTAAGAAACCTACAACACTTTTAGATCCAGAAGCTACTGTACCTAGAACACCCTTAATCACCTTGAAGGAACCCGAAGCTACATTACCTAAGCGCCCTAGCATACCGGTAGCAAGCTTAAGCGTAATCAACCAAGCCCCGGTTTGCATACCGATAGAGATAACGTCTTTTAGTTGGCCCTTACCAAAGTTGATCCCAAAGGCGGATCCTATACTCTTGATCACTTCGGCTACCGTACCGAAAACCTCTTTTACGCCTTTGAACCCTTCTTGTAGACCTAACGCTAATTGGCCCCCTGTAGATTGAAGCAGCTTAGCAGATCCAACCGATCCCGCTGTAACCCCGCTTAAAACAGCGGCAGTATCACCTAAAACAGAAGTAAGCCCCTTCAGGAATGGAGTAAGGGCCGGAACGATCATACGCCCAAATTCCGTACTAACACCGGACAAGGCGCTAGTAAACTTCTTCCAATCGCCTAACGAAGTATTTTCTTGGGCAAGCCTTAAGCGTTCCGCCGTACCCTTTGCGGCTTTGTTGAACGCTTCAAGACTCTTTTTATTGTTTTCCGTAGTGGGGAACATCTTACGTAGCTTTGCTTCCATAGCGTCAACAGCCCCCGCTACAGCTTCGCCACGAATCCCCAATAGCTTTGTAGCTAACGCGCTACGCTTTAGTTCGTCTTTTTCCATTTTCAAGGCGGTAGTGATATTCAACAAAGTAGAGTTAAGGTTAACCCCACCGTTTTCTGTTCGCTCGATTGTCGCGCTATACTCGCCTACCTGTACAGCACCATCTTTCATGTTCTGTTTAATCTTAACTAGCGCGTTGTTTAGCGCCGTACCGCCGGTAGACGCGCTCTTATTAACGTCTGCCAAAATACCTAGCGCGAAAGCCGTTTGTTGAACGGGGATCTTCAAACCGCCAGCAACAGTACCCACGAACTTAAGACCTTCACCTAAGCCCTTCACGTCTGTTGCTGTTTCTGTAGACGTGAAGGCTAGCGCGTCTGCTACTACCGCTGCTTCTTTTGCTGAAAGCCTAAAAGCGTTAAGCGTCTTGGTTAGAATATCCGCCGATTCGGCTAAGCTGATATCTTCCGCCGCTGCTAGGTTCATTACTGTAGGGAGTGTAGATAGGATCTTTTCAGTCTTGAAACCGGCCCTAGCTAGAACCTGCATTGCTTCTGCGGATTGGGTAGCCGTGAAGAAAGTAGTAGCCCCCATTTTCTTAGCTAGGTTTTCTAACGAACTAAATTCACCCTTTGTTGTTTTGGCAAGCGCCCCCGCTTTAGCCATCGCAAATTCAAAACCGCTAAAGTCTTTAATGGTCTTTAGTACAGCCCCGCCTATTCCTAAACCTGCTAAAGCCAAACCGCCGAAGCCTTGCTGTATCTGGCCTACCCCGCGTTTGGCTATTGCGGCTTGCTTGGACATACGCCCAAACGCCCCGCCAGCTGCTTTGATGCCAGATACAGCGGCCCCGCCGATAAACTGAAGCTTGGCTATAAGCCCTACTTTTTGCGCCATAGCAGATCCTTATTTTTTCTTTGCTTCCCGATCTTCGGCTTCACGTTGTTTGGTTAGCCGATCAAGAAACCAAAGCCGTTCGCTACTTGTCATTTCTAAAACGTCTTCAAAAGTAGTATTAGGCATATAGTAAGTAAGTAAAAAGATCTCTTCCCGCAATTGCTCGCCTAGTCCAACGGGAAGGATTCCCCGAAAAAATCATCAAAACTCCAGTCTAGCGCCCCTGATATGACGTACCCGCATTTCTTACAAGGTACTTCCGTATCTAGCGATAGTCCGATCCCCATTTGATCGTTAGACCTATCAATGGTTACTAGGTCGATCTTCTCTATTTCGTCTACTTCGGCTTCACTTAGGGTGTAAGGCTTTTCACTTTTGTTAACTCCACAAATAGCGCTTTGCATACTGGAGTAAGTGATCGTCCCTACCGCGCTTTGCCCCGCGCCTATCGCTAGCATTGTTTGCCAAGTAACGGGCTGAATCTTAACAGACGTACATTGTTTACCGTCCCTAAGCTGGAAGCCCCGCTTAAGGTCAACCCATCTAACTAGCCCCTTAATGCTGTTAGCTATAACAACGTCTGCGGTAGCAATATTAAACGTACCTCTATCTTTAGCTCCGCATTTAGGAACCGGACAAACATAAGGTACCAAAACCTTCCCGCCCAAATGCTTAACCCGTGAATAGACGTAAGCATAAAACACGTCTACCAAGTTCCAATTATGGAACATCAATTCTTGGGCCGCGCTACTGTTACTGTCTGCGTCTAACTCGTAAGGCGTATCCCCTACCTTGCTGATTACTAGACTAAGGTACTTGGGGATCAAATGCGCTACTGTTTTGTCTCCGTTCGCTTCACGCCAAATAGCTAGCGCTCTATCCGTCTTAGTCTTGTAGGGGCGTAGCTCGAAAGACTTAACCAGATTACCGCTAACGGTAATACCGATAGGTAGGATAGGTCCGTTCTCTTCTAGTGTCTTCTTGGGATCCATTGGTGCTACCTCCAATTGCCCTTAAGGCTTGTTAGGTAGTGGGAAGGATCCCCGGTTTGCGGACTTCGCAAATCGGGGGCTATGTCGATCCTTACACTGGCAAGATTTCGTCGGCTTGAAGTGTCCAAACGATAGTAGCCATATCACCATCGTTTTCCAATTCAAGATCACTATGAACCCGCTTCTTAACCCAAACATTAAGAAGCGTAAACTTCCGCCTAGGCAAACCAGATTGATCGAATTGGATCAGCGTACCTAGCTTAAGGTGCAAAGGTGAAACCGGATCTTGCGCTTCTACATAGGCAAGCTCCATTTTTGCTACTTCTAGATCGTGGTGCATAGGTTGCGTTACTTCAAACTCTACCGCCTTTTTTCTACCGCCACTACGCATAGTACGATCGGGAAGTTCTACCGCGTCTAGCTCTTCTTCCAATCCGCTGATAGCGGTAAGCAAGACGCCACCGATTCCGGGCTGTAGATCCAGAAGGTACTTATTAACCTGGATCCTGTTTTCGTCGATTACGTTTTTGATAGCCATTGGCTTTTATCTCCTATCCTTCATTACCGGTAAGGTGGGCTTATCCTTTCGGGGCTACTACTAGACCGAAGAAGTAGATTCAAAAATCCCCTGCTTCGAAATGACCATAATAAAGCGTTCGATCTGATCGGCTAGGCGTAGCTTGATTTCCGCGTACATATCCCCCGCACCCCTAGTAGCGTCTGTGTTATTCTCTTCATCGATCTTCAGGATCGCCGCATCCTTAAAGGTGCTACCCCTGATAGCCCGTTTCTTCCATTCCGGCATAAAGAAAGATTGCAAAGCAGCAAGCGCTTTCGGTTGCTCCACTTCATCATTGATCGCAAAGATCAACCAATCAAAGTTAATGGCTAACACTTGTTCGTAGTAGCTCATCAATTCCCTATGCTGCTTAAACTTCCAAGCCGGATCGGAAGCAGGGATCCTACCGCCCCAAAGAACGTAGTTACCCTTCTTTTTCCTAAAGCGGGAAATACCAGCGGGGTTAAGGATCTCGCCATTAAGCTTAGTATCACCGGTAGGCAATTCACGAATACGGGGAAAGGTAACGTCTAATCCCGCACTAACCTTATGGTACCCGTTCCAGTTCTTAGCCGTTAAAGCGTCCCTTCCTAAGATGGCTCCGATCTGCGGAATAGACTTAAGCCGGTTAGACAAGACTGGATCCGTAACGCTTGCGTAGCTTGGGAACGTTACCGATTCATAATCACTCTTACCTAGCGTATCTTGGACATACGCTTTAGCGCTAACTTCGTCGGTAACGTTAGAAGGAATAGTAAGCCTAAATTGGTGGTTCTTAGCGTCTGCGTAAGCAACCCCCGCCTTCTGTACAGTATCCGCGTCTGCGGCTACTGAAAGATCGTTGTAGACAGCGGGGGTAGCAAACTTGATAAGCCCGTAGTCTTCCCCTTCCGTATCGTTAAACTTAGAATTGTCTACGTCAAAGCAAGCAAGGTACGCGTTAGTATCTACAGCGGCGATCCCATCGTAGCCAGCCTCAAGCCGTTGGGGGAATTCCAAACGGTACGGATCCGCGTCTGCACCTACTACGGTAAGATCGCCTACCTGGATCGTTACGGTGGTTTCGTCATTGTCGAAAATGCGAAGCCAAGTAGTGGGGAAATTGTCAACGTCGGGGAAGACCTTACCGCCGATCGCTTCGTCTGCCCTAAGCGGGTAAACGTCTACCAAGAAATACTCCGTATCAACCGGGCCGGTTTCTGTTACCGTGAACCCGATAGACCAATCGTTATCGGCAACGTAAGGAACCCCACCGGTAGCGTCGGGGAAGGTATGATTAGCCATCTTAAGCTGGCTTTCAACCGTCCAGTTTGTAGGCCCCGCAAGGTCATAGGTGATCTTCAGCCTATCCCTTACAACCTTCGATCCGAAAGTGAAAGCGGCGATCGTAGACGTTCCTTGAATGTTGCTAGTGTCTACGATCGCAACCGCCAGCGTTAACAAGGTTGTAGTAACGCCAGAAGTTGGGATAAGCCCGTAATGGTTAGCGGGGCGGTTTGCAGCAAGTACCGTATTAGGTGACCAAAGATCGGTAACCGTAACGTAGTAGTTACTTGTATCTTCGTTAATGATATTTACGAAGTAGTTATCACTATTCGGATCCATGTTCAGATCCGGATAGTTCTTTACCTGATCTCCGTTAACGTAGATCGTGCAACCAAATTCGGTAGACGGGTTTAGCTCGCCATCATGGATCTCTACTGATACGTAACGGCTACGCCCCCAAGCGTCTACGCTAGAAGATTCGATAACAACTTCTGGATCAACCCCCGCGCCATAGTCGGTAAGAGCGGTTGAATCGGCTTTAAGGGTAAGGATAGCAGCGGTAACCCCGCTCCCTTCTGTGTTACTTACGATCTGATAGGTCTTAGTTGTAACGTCTGTGATCGTAAGAACCCCGCCCTTCCATTTATCAGCGGGGACAATATAGGCCAGCGGAAGCGTAACCGTTGTTTCCCCAATGTCTGCGGGTACAGCGTCTAGATCTAAAACAACTTCGTCACGGCTACCCGCCCAACCCCCGCCGTTTTCAGCGTCGAAACGCATAACCGGATTACGGGGATCGCTACGATCCAACAAAGTAAGACTAGCCTTAACTTCATTTCCATCTGTTACCCTGCAAAGGAAAAGAACCCCAGCCCCTTCAGAATGATCCCAAAAGTCTTGATTGTTGTCTGGTAGCAGACTATCGGGGATAAACCCGCCAGTCTTTTTCAACATATCCCGCTTAGAAACGCATGTAATCAGTTCTCCGATCTTTCCGCGTTCTAGGATACCAGCGAAGCCGGTAGATCCAAGTTGGCTAGGAGTGATCGTCTTTTCGCTTTCCTCTTCAATGATCACTGTACCAGCATCGTTAGTAGGTCCGAAGCGCTTTGCCATTTTTCTAATCCTCCGTTTCGTGGTATGGCTTATTTAATTCCAGTCCACCTAGGTCCACCTTGCAAACTTGGATCGCTTAGCGACAAGTTAAAACGTTGAACCAAAGGCTTCACTTCTTCCGTTCGTAACCATAGGTGGACATTTTCAATTAACAACGTATAACGCGTACTATGTATATCGTCTAAGTTAGGTCTAGGTCTAAACAACCCTTCCGTTACGATACGCATAGAAACGTTTTCGTCTACCGCTGGCCAGTGAAGTAACGGGTTATCCGCTACATGCTTTAGAGCTAGATCCATCATTACCAATAAAGTTCTATTCTTTTCAGCTAGCAATACTATATCAAATTCTAGTTTAAGTCTAAAAGGGAACCGTCTAAGTGTTGCCTGAAAGTTGGGCATATCCCTAACTGAAGCTTCCGCCCAAATTTCGTTCCCGCTGATTTCAAATGAATCTACAACTACAGCGGGTAGCTTTTCAACTTCTAGGTAATCTTGACTAGGCCAGTTAAGGTAAATTCTTGCTTGAAACGCAAAACGGAACCAAACAACGGTTCCGCGATCAACCGCTGAAGTTAGAGTTAGCACCTTGGCTGTAGCGTCATACGCTAAAGCAAGGTTAGTTAAATGGCTTGGATCTGTATCGTGATCGTAGGCTTCGGGAACGTCGGTAACCTCGAACGGTGTTTCCATATCCTTAAGGCTAACCTTAGTACCGCCGTCTGCCCTTACCGCGAAATCCGCCATAGGCTGAAACGAAGACTCAAGACTAGAGATCAACGCGTCCCCTACTAGAGAATATAGATAATCGATCTCGCAAGACATAAGAACGTCTACCGCTGTTACGGAAGGCGTTACCTTGGGATCGGTTGTTTGCAGGTTAACGATAATTCCGATCTTCTGATCTATCACCGGGAAGGTTGCGATGTTTGCCGCTATGTCTGCTTCCGTATTCCAGTTAGAAGCCCCGGCTACGTCCCAAGAAGCCCCGCCCCAATAGCGATCGTTCGTACCGTCATTTAGTTTAAAGCGTACTGTTGTGTTAGCGGGTTGGTTGCCTTCCAGCGGATCAAAGCTAAACCCCGCCCATTGCCTGATCGCGGTTGGATTGGTTATCCAAGTAGCAACGTATAGATCAGCGTCGATAGAGTAAAGCACTTCACCCGTAGATCGATCCGTACCTACTTGTTTTAGCTCTATCCTATTCGTTATAGGGTTAAGCCTAATCTTGGTACTATCGCTGAAGGTAAACCTAGATCGGTTCTTCTCTTGAAAGCTGAAGCACTTTACTAGCCGCTGTATCATAACTGATCCTTATCTACGCTTTAGCATCCTAAACGTTTCGTTGATCGCGTCTTCCCAATTGCCCTTATAGATATTGATTAGCTCTAACGCGAATCCTTCTTCTAGAAACGGTCTACCCGGAATATGGATCGTAGTAGTACCAGCCTTAAGCGGCTTAATCTTACCCGGATGCTTCATAGCCATAATAGTAAAGAAGCGCCGCATTTTGTCGGTAACTTTTATATCTACCCCTTCATGAAGTAGGGCCGCGATCGTTATCTGGCCTAGTAGCGCTTTCTTCGAAGCAAACGGTAGCCCCTTCTTTCTCTTCTCTTTAAGTACACCGATAAAGGCTAGATTCCAATTAACCGCCTTACCATTGATCGAAGCAGAAAGATCCCCGGAATCGATCAACGGTTTGCTACTACCCTTTAGTATTTGTGTTAACGGGTGATTTGGATCGCCTACCTTTTGTTGGGCTATAGCAACCTTGATCGCGTCTGCGGCGGTTAGAGCATTAACTTTGGTAGCCTGCTTTATCTGCTTCTTAAACTCTTTCGTAAAGCGATTAGCGTCTAGCATTTTCTTAAGCTGATCAAAATTCTTTAGGGTTAACTTTACCCCGCCACCTACTACACCCATTGTCTTAACCGCGTACCCTTGAAGACTGGCGATCTTCGAAGAAGGCTTTTAGCATGGTATGCCCCCTATGTTCCGGGTAGTGTCCCCGCCATGCTAAACGAAGTAAGTAGTAATCAACTTCCCTTTCGCTATCACCTTCCCCGATCTGGACAACCCGATCGCCTATTTCTATCGTTACCTTCTTGCGCTTCAATTCAGACGTAAGAAACAAAAGGTAGCCGTCTGATTTTTCGCTAGTACCACCTTCAGTTGCTACAGACCTATCAGCCGATCCCTTTCCGATTTGGGCGGTAAGCTTGATCGGCTTCTGCTTCCGTCTTACTTGCCCTATCGGTTCCTTAAGCTTTTCATCCCATACGGCGGTTTCTTCCTTGTCTGCTTTACGAAGGAAGACCTTGATAGGGTGAAGTAGTCTAGGCGTTGCCATTACCAAGCCCCTACGGAAATCGTTTCTATGATCGATCCTTCTGGATACATGATCCTTTGTGGGGCGCTAATCTTCCAAGGTCTACGATAAAGCGCTAATACGTCTTGTATGTCTTTCGGGATAAAAGACCAAAGCGTTTTAGCGTTTTGTACGGGCTGGTATTCTACTTCGTGATCGTCTGTTTTTTCCCGCTTCAAAGACGAAAGGATCGCGGCGGTTGTCTGTGAATCAAAGTAGTCATGTAGATCGTATAACACTAGCTCAATAACAGCCGCTTTGATCGGGGCTGGCGTTGCTCCGTTTTCGTCTAGGAACCCCCAAGTAGCGTCAATCAACTGATCGTAGCCCTTCAAGAACTTAGCTACCCGTAGCGATTCGTAGACGCTTTCTCTTATGTTCTTTAGTTTGATCTTAGGGTTCCTTCTATCGTCTTGCGGCTTAGACCTTCCAGTAAAGGCGGTATACTCCGTAGCGCCTAGTGCTGTTTCTTCACCGTTAACCTTAACGCTAGTAACCGTAATCAACGGTAGGTTGAAATGTAGTATGTAGGAATTGTTACCGTCAAATGTCAGTTCTCCCGGTGTTACTTCCCTGAAGACTTGACCGGTGATCATTTCTACGATCTCTTCCCATTTAACGATCCTAGCGTTGATCCTACTATCGCTGTATTCGGGGGGCGCACCTTCCGCCTTTACTTCAGTTGCGGTAACGTAATTTCCCATTGGGCTACCTCGCTTCTACGGGGCTGTTAGCTCTAACGTCCCCCGCAACATAAAGGCGGATCGCGGTAGGTACGCTAGTTAGTGCCACGATCGAAAGGTAAACTAATCCCTGCTTAACGCTAACCGTGAATGTATCCCCGTCTACTAGTCCGGTTTCCGGTGTACCGATCAGCGTAAAGCCTTCGTCTGGATTAGTGTAAGAAGGGAAACCGTCTTCCGCCTTACAGTGTTCAAAAGCCTGAACATCGATCGTAGGAGTAACCCCGCCTTCAAGGGCTACTAGCACCTTGATCGAATCCCAACCCCTACAGTTAACGAAGTCCCTATTTCGTCCTACCTCTTCAAACAGATCCTTTACTACCGCTTCGTCTATTACAGCGGGGGATCCCGTCTTTGTCCGGTGTAGCCCATAAAGCGGCTTTGGGTTTAGATCGTTTATCATTGTCTACCTTCCTTCTACGGGGCTGTTAGCTCTAGTTTCGCCAGCAACGTAAAGCCTAACGGCGGTTGCCCCGGCTAGCGCTGTAATCTGAAGGAATAGCCTAGCCTGATTAACGGTAACGCTAAACGTATCCCCGTCTACCGCCCCCGCTGTAGCAGCCCCTAGCGCTACAAAACCCTGATCAACATCAGTACGATTTGGGAAACCGTTTACAGCTTCGATATGTTCAAGGGGTTGGATAGTTGCCGTAGCCCCGCCCCCAACGATAGCGACTAGTACCCTAACAGTATCCCAACCCCTACAACTGATCGCCGCTTGCTTGTTACCGGGTACTTCGATCAAAGCGTCTAGGGACACTATGTTATCAGGGGTTGATCCCCTAGTACGGTGTAGCGAATAATCTGGCTTCACCTGTAGACAATTAGCGTTAATCGTCATCGTTCTCTCCTATGCAATTTCCCGTGTAAGGTTAGCCAAGAATTCGATATCCCCACGTCCAACAGTTATGATCGTTCCGCTAGAGATCTTCACCTGAAGGTCATAGGGCCAAAGCCCTTCTAGATCCTTTGTTGTCGGTTCACGAAAGTATATCTTCATAACGCCATTGATCAGATCAGTAAATTCTATTTCTGTTACCTGATCTGATTTGTACGCAAGCTTAGCGTTAGCGTCTGTATCGATCGCGTCTTCCTTTACAGTGAACCAAGCGGTAGCCCCTGTAAGGTCAACAGCAACACTATCGATCTGGACGGTAATAGTTAGATCGTAATCATCCCCCGCATGGATAGGGCGAAACCCTAAAGCCTGTAGCGCTTCCGCTGTTAGGTCTTGTCTTACGGACATTGATCACCTTCCGTTACGTTGTAAATTATGCTAGCGTCTAGCCCTAAATCCAAAACCAAATCCGGCCCAACTTCGTTGTTTAGCGTTAAGCTTGCGTCTAGCCCAACGTCTAAGGTAACACTTGCGTCTAACAAAACCAAAAGTATCGCTTCACCGTCGGGTAAAACCCGTAGCACTATGCAAGCGTCGGGGAACTTGGGAAGGTCTACATAGATCGGTTGCGTTACTTGATCCCCCGGACCAAATATTACAAGCGTAGGATCCAAGTATTGCGAGAAATGGATCGCTTGGCTTTCAGTATCGCTATAGACGAAAAGCTTAGCCAATTGTAAAAGCGGCCTTCCCGCTACTAATCGCGGAACCTAGAGTTAGCTGGCTAACAGCATAGTAAGCCTTATTCTTCACGATACCGGGGGTAACCTTTGACACCTTAAAGAACCCTTGGGCGTCTGGGCTAGCTGCGGTTTCTTGGAAAACTTGCGCCCCGTCTTCGTCATACAGGGTAAACGTCAAAGCGCTAGGGCCAGTTTGTACAAGGTTAGATCGTTCCGCCCAAACATTAGCTACTAGCGTGTTAGTTGTTGGGTTGTAGCTGAAGCTTTGCTTAACCGTAGTTCTGGCTTCAATCGTTGCCTTGATAGAAGTAACGTCAACTTGTACCGCGTTTACCTTTGTTTCTACTCCGTCTACCTTTGTCCCTACCGCTGCTATGTCTGCGGCTAGGGTTACTGAAGGTGTACCGATCTTAGGCTGGATATCCGCCGTATCGGTTAGTATGTCCCCGATCTGGATATCGTGATCCGCCTTATCGCTGCTTCCCATGATCTCATTAGTGGGCAGCTTGGTTTGTGTTTCGTCTGTATCCGCTAGGATATTTGCTAGCGTTGTAGTGATAGAAGACAGATCAACCGGAACTGATCCAGTCCGCTTTAGGACTAAGACGGGATCGCTTACCGCTGGCGTAAAGGGTAGCGGTACTACCGTGAAGTCCCCGCTAGCGTAATCGTCTACATTACGAGCAACAGCCCCGCCAGCGTTTACGATCACTACTACCATATTGTTATAGAGATCGTCTGCCCCCGCTAACCCCGTCTTGATCAGGATAGGTGTAGAAACAGCGTCTACCGTTGTTTCCGCTGCAACGTGTAGATCGTTAAGCCTGGCAAGTGTAGCGGCTATGTCTGCGGCGATCGAAGTAACAGGGGTACCTAGCTTAGTATCTACCCCGTCAAGCTGATCGCTAAGCGTCTTCAGATCATCCCCGTCGATTCCTCTAATGTTGCTTTCCGCTGTATCAAGTTCAGCCTTCGTTGGACCATCGTAATCAAGCAACGCTTGATCTACTTCTGCGTTTACTTGTACGGCGCTTAGATCGTTCAATATCCCCTTATCAGCTACCCTAGCTTGTACATTAGCCCCGCTAAAGTTTAGCTGATCAGTCTGCAACTTGATCGCGTCTATTTCGTCGTCTTTATCACTCTTAACGCTACTACCCATGATTTCGTTAGTGGGTAGCTTAAGCTGCATTTCATCCGTATCTAACACGATAGCGGCGGTATCAACCGCGATCTGATTATCTCTACTGCGATCCGTAGAAGTGTAACCAACTTCTGTAGCGTCAACTACCGTCTTCGTTTTGTCCTTAGTAAACGCTACCGTGTTTTCAGCGTAAGAGAATTCAAAGATCAACTGTTCTAGCAAGTGCGTTGAAGCAAGGTTATAGGTAACCTCATAACGCCCAACCGCTAGCTTCGTCATCGTTGTAGAGCTAAGGTTGCTGTTCCTACTAGCCCCCGCATTGTTTACAACGTTAACGGTGATCGTGTCAGCGTCGGGATCTTCAGGGTTACCGCTTGTGTCTTCAAGGTTAACCCTAATCTTATAAGCAACCGATCCGGTCAAAGGTCTTTCCAGATCGGGGATAGTCGCGCTAAACCGAGTGTTGTTGCTTATATCGTCTACGCTGGTTTGTACAGCGGCGATATCGTCAGCAAGGGTAACCGCTGGCGTTCCTAGCTTCGGTTGCATATCCGCCGTATCTGCTAGTATGTCCCCGATCTCCCCGTCATGATCCGCCTTATCACTACTACCCATAATTTCGTTAGTGGGTAGCTTACCTTGGGTTTCGTTTGTATCCGCTAGGATATCTGTAACGTTGCCTTGCATGGTTCCTAGATCGGTGTCTACTCCGTCTAGCTGATCACTAAGCGTCTTCAGATCATCCCCGTCGGTACCCCTAATATTGGCTTCTGTAGCAGAAAGTTTCTGATCCAAGTTGTCTACGTACTGCCCTACCTTCACTTCCCCGGTGATCGGTGTGTTCTTGACCGTTGTTCCGGGGGACTGTTCAACATAAACCATATAGGTATCGTTAGCCGTAGGGGAAACGATCGCGCTAGTATCAAAATCATAGCGGTATTCACCGGGGGCTAACGAAGCGCTTACTTCTGTCATAGCCATTTGTCGGGTAGTCCAGCCCGTAGACTTAAACGTGTCATCGTTAAAGTCATACCAGAAGCCATCTGATACGCGTTGAATAGCGATCAACAGATCCGTTAGCCCGGTAAGCGGATCTGTTGCAGCGTCAAGCGCCGTACATTGGATCCGTTCGGTAGCGTCGGTTTGTATCCGTACACAAGACATAGTTAACCTTCCGCTTCGATCAGCTTACGCATTTCACCGGTAATCAGATCTGGTACTTCTTCTGTAGTAAGGAACCCATAAAGCCCGTTCTTAAGAAGGTTGCGGTAGTTGTCCAATTCGGTAGGCGTTCCTAGCGCTAACCGCGTAAAGCCATCGTAGGGCTGTACGATCCCGCTGCAACCTTCATGTGTACAATTACCGCCGATCGCTTTGTGCCAAGCCCCGCAAGCATTGCAGCGGCCCAAAGCTTGATCGTTGTCAAGCGGGTTCTTACCATTTTCGATCTTGTAGTAGATCGCTTCCGCGCCAGTAATGGGATCTGCGTATTCAATGAAAGTCCCATTTTCAATGCGCCCCAATACACACCAAACCTCTATCCAGTATTGGTTACGATACGGGTTATCTTCAACCTTGAAGGAAGCGATCCTTATCTGGTCTAGTGCTACCGTTTCCTTCGGGTTGATAAGCTGTAGTGGCATCGATCTGTTCCTTTCTACCTATAGCGCGTCTATAAACATCAACCGTCTTAGCCGCTGCTTCTTCCCAAGTGAAATCTTGAACGCGTTTCAAACCCTGCTTACGAAGGTAGTCACGCCTAGTTTCGTCTTTCAGGGTTTCAAGCGCCTTCAAGATCGCTTCGGGGCTGTTGCGCGGAATGATCAAGGCGTATTCGTTTTCTTCACCCTTACCACTACAAACGATTTCCCCTAGCCCGTCTACTTCAGTAGCAATAAGCGGAACGCCCATAGCCATAAATTCAAGGGCTACAAGTCCGAATGGTTCATGAATGGAAGGCATAACACCTACTGTAGCGCTAGCGTATACGTCTTTCAGGATTTGATCCCGCTGGTATTCTAGCCATCGTAGCCTTTCAGGATGCCGTTTAACTATGGATCTAATTTTTTTGGTAACGTCCCAAGCTTCCCCTTCTTCGTCAGTAACCGCGTTAACTGCGCCTACCAATAAAACTAGGTAGCCTGGATCGGTTTGCTCTAGCGCGTTTAGTAAAGGGATCAGCCCCTTCATGTGAGCTACCCGCCCAACAAACAACGCGATAGGACGATCGTAAGGTAAATGGAATTTCCTTATAGCCCTTTCAGCGTTACCGGCTTTAGGGTTCCAAGACTCAAGATCGATCCCGTTGTAAATCATATTAAGCGGCTTTTCAAATACATCCCCTAGAAAATAGCGCTTAGCCATTTCAGCATATGACTTAGAACATAGGATCGTTTCATCTGATTCAACGATCAACCGGGCTTCTTGATTGTGAATGTAGTTGATCAGTTCCCTACCCGGAATACCCGCCAAAGCAAACTTAGCCTTAACCGTCTTAATTTCGTCTTCGTTTAGATCTGATCTAGCTATGACCTTAGCTAGTAGCCGCTTGTCTTCTTCGTCTTGATCTACGCTAGGGCTACCATCGTGTTCCCCTAGCGTAGATATGCAAAGGTGCATAGTAGAAACCAAAGGCACGTTAAGCGCTTCCCTAGCGCCCCAAGCTACTTGTAGGCTATTCCATTCGTGACAATGAATAACATCCCACCTATGACCTTCAGCTAACAACCGCTGTAAAGTCTTCGCTAGCTGCATATCTTGGATCAATTGGGTTGCTAGGTTTTCCGACCTAGGCTTGAAGCAAACAACCTTACTAGCCATATGCCGATGATAGCTAAGGTAGACGCTTGAACCTTCCCCCAACCCGCCGCTAAGAAGGTCTACCTTCACGTCCCCCCTATAGCCCATGAAGCGGTAAAGTTCCCTTACGTGTCTTCCCATCCCGCCCAAGATCCATTCGGTGTCTTCCTGGCAAATAGCTAGTACGTGCAACATTTCCGTTTCCCTTTTCAGCATTACCCTAGTATCCCTACTTCGCCCCAACAGTTTAGCGTTTTGATAGAAGCGCCGTAGTTAGTCCAAGACAACCTAAGAACCCTAGTAGAAGGTCCGGTTAGAGTTAGGTACGCGTCGGTTAGCGCTATGCCATCCCCCGCCGAACTAAAGACCTTATGGCTAAGGTTCAAAGCCGCTGCTACCTTGCTGTAAATTGCAGCGTAAGCTGTGATCGTAATAAGAACGTCCCCGCCCATTGAAGCCGTTGTAGCTTGCAAGCTAGAACGGGTAGCGATCCCAACCAAGCCAGCTTTAGCGTTAGCTAGCTCGATCGTTCGGCTACTCCTAAGCTGAAAAAGAACCGCCTTCGTATCTTCAGGTACAGAAATATCCCAATCGTAGGGGCCAGCGGGTAGCGGGTAGACACTAAGGGTTGTGTTAGCTACTTCGATATTCGAAGGCTTAATATGGTGATCGTCTACACCTATGTTGCTGTAGACGGAATGATCGATCGCATGTCTTAGTTTGTCTTCTAACCTCATTTGACAACCCCCGTACCATAGACGGTTAGGTTACGGTTAGAACCACTATCGTTGTAAAATACTAAAACGGCTTCGTCGGCATCTATGTAAACGTCCCTTAGCGCTATGTTAGGTCCGAATATCCAAGAATGTGTAAGGTTAGTATCACCGTGAAGACGGCTGTAGCCGCCTATATAAGAAGTAAGGTAGCCGCCAGCCCCATAAGGCATAATCCCGATCGCGGTTGATTCTGCGGAACTATCCGATCCGATCGCGCTAGCCCCTACATGACCCTGTATCTGTACATTCTGATGTCCCCTAAGAATCACCCTAATAGTCTTGTAGCCGCTGCTAGGAAGCGTAACCCTTTCTTCGTGCGAACCGGGTGAAATGGATTTAGAGTTAATCAGGATCGTAAAGATGTCCGCTTGCGTATGGTGATCATCGGGGCCGATCTGTAATAGATCGTGATCTGTTACCATTTCTTGATCGTCTAGTCGCATTAGTACACTTCCGCCGATCCTTTAACCCAAAGCGTAGCGCTACCGCCGAAGAAGTTATAGAAGCGAAGCCTAAGTATGCTACCCGTAATCCAAGCGTCTTGAAGCGCTATGTAACGGTTGCTGCTACCTGTGTTGTTATCGAAGATCTTGTGTGTAAGGTAAGAATCCCCGTTTTGCTTGCTATACGTAGAACAGTAGACCTTCTTAAACCCCGACGTTCTTACGCTGTAAGCTATGGCTTCCGCTGAATCCGTCGTAGCTACTAGCTCCGCACATTCCCGCTGTAAAGCCCCGGATCCGCCCCCGGCTATCGCGGCCCCTGTAATAAGGATCTTCGCTCTAACATAATTAGCGTTAGGTAGCGTTATGTCCAAATCGTAGGTAGTCCCCGGGGGTAGGGATTGCGTTGTGTTGTTGATCGAAACGGTTGTAGGTCTGGAATGATGATCATGTGGCGTTACTTCTAACGCTTCATGTTCCAACCCGTCAGTTTGCCCCTTCAACCGCATTTCTTTAACCTTCCCGGTTTGCGGACTTCGCAAACCGGGGAAAAGGGGTTAGCCCCGCCGCTTCAATGGATCAAAGCTTTGCTTACCAGTCTTTGTTAGATCGGTTCTAACTAGCTTGCTATTGAAGGTATGGGTAACACTAACCCGCATTTCCCCAGCTTGAAGGTAAATACGTTCCGCTATGGGTTTGTTAGTACCATTCATGATCCGCTCTACACCGAAAGAAGGCTTAGCCCTAAACCCAATAGGCTGGCTAAGGGTATGTTGGACGCTGTTTTGTAACAACGCTAGGGCGGTTATTGAATCGGATCGTAGAAGTGATAGAAGGGATCGGTATTGGTGATCGTCAACTAGATCGAAGTGTAGCGTTTTCCCCGCTGTAGTGTTGACGATCACCATTAGGCATAGCGCTAATTGGAGTAGCTGGATCGTTTAGTAGTCTTCTTCTTCGTCTTCTTGCTACTACTGCTTTCGCTCTTCTTCGCCTTCAGCGTAGCCCGGATCTGCTTCTTTGGCTTGTACGTCTTCAAGACCAAAACAGCGAAGCCGTAAGTAGACTGGCAACGCTTGATCAATTCGCTATCTTCAATGACCTTTGTTTTACCGTCTTTGAAGATCAACTTATTGTTAGCCGCGAACCGATAGCTTTTAGATCCGTTCCAAGTAACTTCAGCTTTAATGGGATCTCCGTATTCCATTGTCTATCCTCTTTTCAGTTTCGTTAGTCGCTACTGGTATTAGCTTACGCTGCTACCTGGATATTCTTGACCAAAACAACCGCGTCCACTTCTTCGTAAACCGCGTCAACCTTAACGGTGATCGCGAATTCGTCTGTAGTAGTCCAGATGTTTCTAGCCCGTTCAATGCGGATCTCACGCGAAACCGCCCATACTAGGTTAGACTTAAGGGTAAGGATCATTCTACCCATAGTATCGTAGGTAGCTTTGATCGTAGCCCCGGAACCGATCGCCCCACCTAGACGCGTCCAAGTACCCGCCGCTAGATCTTGGCTGTAGTCCGTTGCAAGAATGAACGGGGCAACCGGGGCAAGCCCCAACGTAGTAGGCGTAAGGATCAGATTGTCGATAGGCGCAAACGAAAGCGCCGTAGGCGTTGTTCCGTCGGTATTGGCTAGGCTGTTTTCAACATACTGCGGTTCCGCCAACAGCAACGCAACGGGTACCAATTCAACGCCATAGGCGGGAAGGTTACCATCTGCGTTCAAAGCCTGATCGCCCCTTGGAGTAGCGCGGCTACCGATACTATCGCGGTAGTCTTGTTCGTGATCCGCACTAGCAAAGAACTTAAGGTTCATCTTGTTCTTGCGGAACTTCGTAGGCAACGCCTTAAGCGCCTTGTTCATAATGGAAGGGGACATTTTGAGGTTTTGTGCGTCCACTACGTGTCCGCTTTCCGCTCGCTTCAACCAACCGTTGATCAATCCAAAGTAAGTGTCTTTGCGATACTGGCCAGCGGCCCCGCCTTCAACCCAATCGCTATGTTCGATAGCGGGGCCAAGCGGATCGCCATACCAAAACAACTGTTCCAAGTTGTTGGCAAGGCGCTTACTCATCATCTTGATCACATGCTGTTTAATGTCTGCGTCATTTTCGATCGATTCCTCGCCTACGGAATCTTCGATCGAAAATGGAACCATGATCTCTTTAGGCTCGATTTCAACCGCCGAAGTAGTAACGCCCCTACGGTTAGCAGGATCCCCACTTTCCGCTTTGGGCAACGCAACGCGATCGGCTACGTTGATTTTTTCAATCAAGCGCTTTCCAGCTTTAACCCTAACCATACGAGCAAAGCCCTTCATCGTAG